TTGAGTATTTTAGGTTTTGATACGCTGGTGAAAACTCTTTTGGAGTGTGCGGACCATCAGGATAAGCTTGCGTCCGAAGGTTCGCTGTATGCAAGCGGTAAGGCTTCGGCTTATAGATTTGCCGCTATGTGGTTAAGAGAGGAGATTGAGTTTTATGAGAAAGAGAGCCGGTAAAGGTGATAAGGCCAAGTTCCGCCGCACTGCCGTGAAGGCCAAGAAGATTAACATTGACCCGTATATTCCTAGAGGAGGTATTTCGCTGTGAAAGAGCCCTCTCCTTGTCGTTCTATGCGTGCTCTTTTGCGCCGTCTTGGTTTTCAGTCCCCGTCCATTAAACAGTCTAAGGATGTTCCCGGTATGTTTGTTGTTACTGCTTATGACCCGATAGACTGTTATAATTTTTGTCGCTCTTATACTGTTGAGGATATTCGGAGCATTACTCATGCCAGTGATATTTTTTGGAGGTATATTAAATGAATGTTTTTGTCTACTCTATGCGTGATATTAAGTCTGACTTTATGGCTCCTACCTATAGCAGTAATGATGCTGTTGCTATGCGTAATTTTGAGTCAGCTATTGAGCAGTCGCATGATGTGTTATTTACGCATCGCTCTGATTTTCAGCTTTTCCGCATTGGTTCTTTCGATACTGATACAGGCGTTCTAACCCCCGAGAAGCTCCCTGTTCTCATTAAGGACGGAAAGGATGTTGTTGGCTGATGTACTACGTTGAGATTATGCAGGAAGGCCGTAATCGTACTTCCTTCCCTTGTAAAACCCTCCCCGAAGCTAAACGCACCGCCGTTGCTGTCCAGGAGCTGGTTGTTACCTCTGATGAGTATATTCGGATTGTAAAGGAGATTGATTTTTGATGATGTTCCGCACTGCCGCTCAGGCCATTGAGGATCACCCCCGGGTTAATATTAACCCGGGGGATCCCGATAAGGTTCTCTATTCCCCTTCTTTTGATAGTTCCGGCCACATGGAACTTAGAGAGGTTGGTAAAGAGTCCCTTTATCAGTATATCCAGTCCCACAAGGAGAGTACTGATATTCACGTCATTCTTGCCCGCTTTGCGACTGGTGACACTACTGCTCTTGCTAAGCGTCAGATGTTTTATGCTGATCTGACCGAGTTCCCGACTACCTATGCTGATGTGGTTAACACCATGCATGGTGCTGAGGATTATTTCACTCATCTTCCTGTTGAGGTTCGTGCTAAGTTTGGCCATGACTTTAACAAGTTCTTGGCCTCTCTCGATAACCCTCAGACTCTTGTTGACCTTGGGATTGTCAGTTCTCAGAGCCCAGTATCCCCTGAACAACTCCCCACCGAGCCCTCGACACCTGTCCAGAAGCCCCCGGAGGCACAAGCCACTAGTCCTGCTGAAAGTGAGGTCAAATAAATGAGTAGAAACGCCAACTCTCGTTTTGCTACTAATCCTGTTCGTTTGGATATGTCCCGTTCCAAGTTTCCTCGCAATTTTTCTCACAAGACTACTTTTAATGCTGGCCAGGTGATTCCCTTCTACGTTGATGAGGTTCTTCCTGGCGATACTTTTCAGGTTCGTACTTCCAAAGTTGTCCGTATGCAGACCCTTTTAACTCCTGTTATGGATAACGTCTATCTTGATACGTATTATTTCTTTGTTCCAAACCGCCTGGTATGGGAACATTGGAAACAGTTTATGGGTGAGAACACTGAATCTGCTTGGATTCCCCAGGTTGAGTATGAGGTCCCCCAGCTGACTGCTCCCGCTAATGGTTGGGAAGTCGGCACTTTGGCTGACTATATGGGTGTCCCTACTGGTGTGAAAGGCCTCTCTGTTTCCGCTCTCCCCTTCCGAGCTTACGCCCTTATTATGAATGAGTGGTTTCGCTCTGAGAATCTTACCGACCCTCTCAATATCCCCGTGGATGATGCTACTGTCCAAGGCGTGAATACTGGTAACTATGTCTCTGACGTTGCCAAAGGTGGCAAGCCTTTTGTTGCAAATAAGTTCCGGGATTATTTTACATCCTGTCTCCCTTCTCCTCAGAAAGGTCCTGATGTGACCATCAATACTGCCCAGCTTGGCAATGCGCCGGTTGTACCGATGGATAAGCCTGTTCCTAAGGATTTGCTTAATTATCCGTACAATGTTTATATCCCTAATGGTAATAGCAATTTTGGTGCTGGCTATCATGCTGGCTCTGTTCATCAGAATGCGTTCGGTGGTGCGTATTGGCTTGCGAAAGATGGTAATAACGATTTGGACCCGACCATTGATAATGGTGTTGTCGGTTATCCTGCTAACCTTTGGGCTCAGTTTGATAACACTGTTTCTGTTGCTACTATCAATCAGCTTCGTACTGCATTCCAGATCCAAAAATTTTATGAAAGGAGCGCTAGAGGTGGTTCCCGGTACATTGAGACCCTTAAGGCCCATTTTGGAGTTACTTCCCCGGATGCTCGTCTTCAACGTCCTGAGTATCTTGGTGGCAATCGTATTCCTGTCAGTATTAATCAGGTTATTCAAAATTCCGGGACCGTTTCCGGTTCTACGCCTCTCGGTGATACTGGTGCTATGTCTCTTACTACCGACGTTCACTCTGATTTCACTAAAAGCTTTGTTGAGCATGGTTTTGTGATTGGCGTTATGGTTGCTCGTTATGACCATACTTATCAGCAGGGCATTGAGCGTTTTTGGTCCCGTAAGTCCATGTTTGACTATTACTGGCCTGAGTTCGCTAATATCGGTGAGCAAGCTGTGTTGAATAAGGAAATTTACGCTCAAGGCAATGCTCAGGACGATGAGGTTTTTGGCTATCAGGAAGCTTGGGCTGATTACCGCTATAAGCCTTCCCGAGTTTCTGGTGAAATGCGTTCGAGCTACGCCCAGTCCCTGGATGTTTGGCACTTGGCTGATGATTACTCTAAGATGCCCGCTTTGTCTGATGCCTGGATTCACGAGGACCCCGCCACTATCAACCGTGTCCTCGCTGTTTCTGACAATCTCGCTAACCAGTTTTTCTGCGATATTTACGTGCAGAACTATTCTACTCGTAATATGCCGCTGTATTCTATCCCCGGTCTGATTGACCACCATTAAAACTGCCATAAAGCCCCCTGGAAGCTTCCAGGGGGCGTTTTAAGAAAGGATGAGTGCATATGCCTAGCTCCGCTCAAAAAGTCTCTCAGGACATTGGAGGTCGTTCTAACCCTAATTGGAGCTCCGGCGGCTCTTCTTCTGCTGGCTCCTCTGTGTCGGATATGTTCGATAAGTACGCCGCTATGATCAAAGAGAACGCCGCCGAAAACAATGCCTGGTCTGCTCAGCAAGCTCAGATTAACCGTGATTGGCAAGAGCGTATGTCCAGCACTGCCCACCAGCGTGAGGTTGCTGATTTGAAGAAAGCCGGCCTCAACCCTGTCCTCTCTGTAAACGGCGGCCAAGGGGCCGCCACTACCTCCGGCGCTACTGCGTCCACGGATACGTCTGCTAACTCCGCCATTGCTGGAATCCTTGGTTCCATTCTCCAATCTCAGGTGAGTTTGGAGAATCAGCGTTTGTCTGCTCAGACTAATCTTGCGGTCGCTGAGAAGTACAACGCCATGTCTAAATATACCGCCGAGCTGAATAGCCAGACTCAGCTTAGTACCGCCAATATCTCCGCCGCTACTAGTCGTTGGATTGCCCAGCTCCAGGCCACTACGTCCATCAGTAACACTCAAGCCCAGGTTGCCGCCTCTAAGATCAATGCCCAGGTTGCCGCCGCCGCTCAGCGGTATGGCTATCAGCTCCAGTCCTGGACTTCTACGGAAGTTGCTCGTATCAATGGTGAGATTAACAAGGAACTCAAGCAGATGGGTATAGATGCTGAGTTTGATATGAAGAAGATGTACCCTGGTTCCATTTGGAATTATCCCGGCGCTATTGCTGAGAATGCCGGAGACGTTGTTGATGATGTAGCTAGTTCTGGTAAGAAGCTTTTAGATCGCGCTAAAGGTGCTTGGAATTCCTCCTTTGGTCGCTGGGACGAAACTATGGATGCCGTTCTATCGAAGTACAAATGATAGCCGCTCGGGCCCTATCTCCTTGATGTATAGGGCCCGAGTGACACCATACCTAGAGTATGGTATAATGGACCTGAGAGGAGGTGAGAATATGGAATCTCTACTTGTGGTTGCCCTCATGTTTGGTTTGCTCTGGTTGACAAAGAACGTTCTTTGGAAAGTGATTGATTTTCTGCGTGATATTTTTGGAAGGAGATAACTCTTGTCTTGCTATTACCCTCTCATTGGAATCCCCAATGGTGTGAATCCTAACGGAAAAACCCACTATGCTATCCGACCTTTTAAGGACTCTGTGTGGGAAGATTTGCAGATTCGTCCTCCGTTGCAAGGTCCTGCCGTTAAAATCCCTTGCGGCAAGTGTATAGGCTGTCGCCTGGACTACTCCCGCCAATGGGCCAATCGTTGTATGCTTGAGGCTCAGTATTATCCCCCGGACCAGGTGTGGTTTGCGACCATCACATATAATGACAAGTATGTTCCTCGTGTTATGTCATCCGACCCTGATACTGGTAAGCAGGCTCCGGCCTTGACCTTGAGGAAGCGTGACTTTCAACTGTGGATGAAACGTCTTCGCCGCCATTTCCCGGAAAACAAGATTCGTTTTTTTGCCGCTGGTGAGTATGGTTCTGAAACTCTAAGGCCACATTACCATGCAATTCTATTTGGTCTACCAATTTTCGATATTGAGCCTTATAAAAAGAGCGGTAATTTTCAACTTTTTACATCAAAAAGTATTGCAAAAACGTGGTCAAAGTGCTATAATATAGATAACCTCCAAGGTACAAGCAAGGATAGTTATGCTTTCCTATGACCGGTAATTTTCCTATTTTATGTTAAATATATTCTAAGATATGGAAAACTTCGTCCGGTCTCAGAAAAGTCTGACCCACCCCTACAGCTTGAAAAAATCAAGGAGGAATTCCAATGAGAAACCTGAAGCGTGCTCTCAGCCTGGGCCTCACCGCGACCATGATCTCTGGTCTGATGGTGATGGGCAGCAGCGCCGCGAGCTATGCCGATGTGACTTCCAAGCAGAACGAGGAAGCCATTGAGGTCCTGAAGACCGTCGGCATCATGGTCGGCGATGAGAACGGCAAGTTCAATCCCGAGGCCAAGGTCACCCGTAACGAGATGGCGGTTGTGATGTGCAACCTGCTGGACTACACTGTGGCCAGCTACAAGGGCACCAGCCCCTTCACCGACGTGCCCGAGTGGGCTGAGCCCTATGTGGCCGCCTGCTACACCAACGGCATCACCAGCGGCTACGACGCCAAGACCTACGGCGGCAACGATTCCGTTACCACCGCTCAGGCCGCTCTGATGGTCATGAAGGCTCTGGGCTACTTCCAGTATCAGTCCGACTTCGGCGCTGACTGGCAGCTGTCCACTGTCGCCCAGGGCAACAAGATCGACCTGTTCGACGATGTTGACTCCGGCGTCAAGGAGGCCATGACCCGCAACGACCTGGCTCAGCTGGTTCTGAACGCTCTGGAGTCCGGCACCGTTGAGGCCGACGATGACACCATCAAGTTCGAGAACGGCGATACCACCGTCACCGCCGGCAAGGTGAAGTACAACTTCATCACCAGCGGCAAGGACTATGCCTATGCCATCAACGACAAGCTGGCCACCGACAACAACGGTGAGTACTCCAAGGGCTCCATCGTGGAGCTGGGCGAGAAGCTGTACTCCGGCGACCTGACCAAGGAAGACGGCTATGACGATTTCGGCCGTCCCGCCACCGTGTGGGATTACCAGGCCAAGGAGATCGGCACCTTCGCTGAGAAGGCCGACCACACCTTCACTGCCAAGGTGACCAGCAAGGAGCTGTACAACGAGGTCGGCAAGACCGCCACTGACAGCTACAAGTGGACCGTTTCCTTCAACGGCGAGACCGTGAAGTACGACGGCGACAAGCTGAACGCCAACAAGAGCGACGACGACAAGGACTTCTTCGCGAAGGCCACCGGCGAGAAGGCTCTGACCGGCAACGGCGTGGTCACCGAGGTCTTCGTGGACGGCACCGACAAGACCGTGGACGTGGCCATCATCGAGTACTATGCCGCTGAGGTCCTGAAGGTCGACGAGGACGACAAGACCATCACCCTGTCCGACTTGGACGAGGGTCCCGCTCTGACCACCGACGAGTTCGACTCCACCCTCTTTGAGGAGGACGAGATCGTCATCTACTCCTATGCCAATGGCGACATCCAGGATGTCTATGCCGCTGAGAAGATGGAGGGCGAGGTCACCCGCGTCCGCGCTGTCACTGATGACAGCAACGGCGACAACTTCGTCGTGGGCGGCACCACCTATAAGTACAACAAGACCGCTCTGGCCAACCGTCTGACCACCGACAACGTGGACAACGACGTGGTTGCCTATCTGGACGCCAACGGCTATGTGGCCTACATCGATGAGTCCGCCGTGACTTACGATTACGCCTATGTCCTGTCCATGGGCACTGACGACGATCAGTACGGCAAGGGCGATAACAAGGGTACCACCGTGTACGCCCGCCTGGTCCTGACCGACGGCACCATGGTCAAGGTTGAGACCGATGTTAAGAATGGTGACACCAGCCTGAACAAGCACCTCGTGTCCTACACTGTGGACAAGAACGATGTCTACTCCCTGTCCGACCGCAGCAGCGCCAAGATCAGCACTGATACGGATCTGAAGATCGAGAACGGCGTGGCTGGCATGAACATCTCCTTCAACAGCAAGGAGCGCTATACCGCCAACTCCAACACCATCTTCGTGGTGGCTGATACCGACGAGGACAGCTACGATGACTATGACTTCACTGTCTACACCGGCGTGAAGAACGTTCCTGACATTGACGGCCGTGCTGAGACCGAGGTTGTTGTTGCTACCGAGAAGGACAGCAACGTGGCCAAGGTGGTCTACATTGAGGACGCTGACACCGCCGGCACCGGCGAGGTCATCTTCGCCGAGGCCAACCCCAAGGCCAAGCGCGTGAAGGACACCGAGATCGGCAACTGGTATGAGATCAATGCCGTCGTGGGCGGCGAGATCGTCACCCTGCAGGTGAAGGAGAACTCCACCGCCGCTGACAAGCTGGTGAAGAATGTTGCGGCTGGCGTCGTGGCCCTGAAGAGCGTCACCGAGAACGCTGACGGCCTGGTCACCAGCGTCAAGCTGTACGATGGGTACAACGATGGCGACGGCTATGTCACCGGCATTGGCACCGAGAAGGCTGAGAAGTCCACTGTTATGCTGAAGTCCATCGATCAGATCAACGACAGCAATGCTCGCTATGCCTGGACTGACGACGTGGTCGTGGTCCGCTACGACTACAAGGGCGACTTCAACATCTCCCGCATCTCCTCCATCAAGGACGACGACAATGACGGTTACATCGCTGTTCTGGACGGCGACGTGATCACCGGCATCTGCGTCCTGGAGAAGGATGACAAGGGTCCTCAGAAGCCTCAGGAGGAAAAGGGCCTGGCTCTGAACTCCCTGTCCTTCTCTGATAAGGGCATGAAGATCAACTTCACGAACAACTCCGGCGCTGAGTTCCAGACCGGTGCGAAGGCTGACGTTGTCGTGAAGAACAGCAAGGGCACTCAGGTCTGCTCCATCAAGGGCGTTCAGGTAACCGATGGCAGCGTGGCTGATAAGGCCAGTGCCACCATCACCTTCTCTGAGTACACCGCTGTCCCCAGCACTACCGGTGAGTACACCGTGACTCTGACCATCACTGCTGGTCACGGCACCTTCACCGTCACTGATGTGCTTGGCACCATCTAATCTGGATCATTCCAAGATTATGATACAAAAGAGCACCCCCGGACTTCGGTCCGGGGTGCTCTTTTTACTTATCCAATGGCAAAGTAGACATAGTTGGAATCCAGGCGGTTCATCTGACCGGAGTCGCTGTCAGCATACCAGGAGACCCGGTTGCCCGACCATGTGACAGTGTTCTTTGTGTCCATGATGTAGCTGTCAGACAGATGGTTGTTGCTGTTGGTCATACCTGGGATCAGGAAGAGACAGCGGTGGTCGCCGTCCTTAGAGCGGACCGCGACAAACTTAGGGGGACGCCCCAGGGTGGCCGTAAAATCCAGGGTGCGGGGATGGGATTGTCCACAGGACCCATTCCCGGTGTAAGACCCGACCACCAGCTTCGTCACCGCCGCCCGGACGGCCTCCAGCGCCGCCGTGGTAGCCTTTTTCGCCACCTCCGCGGCCAGAGCGTCCAGGGCCGTCTGGTCGGCTTTTTCCGCCTGCGCGGCGGCCAGACCGCCCGAAAGATCATTCAGAGCCGCGTCGATCTTGGCGTTGTCCTCGTTGAAATCGGTGCGTTTTACCTGGTCGTCCGCCTGCCATTGATTGAGTGAGAAATGCTCCGTGTGATTGCTTGCCATAAAAAACACCTCCACCTATATTGGGCAGAGGTCAAAAGTGGTACATTATCATACATTTTATGGTAATCAAGCCCCGCCATGCCCTTTTCTCATGGAAAGGATGGCGGGGTTTGTGTTTTCTGTGCCATTTCGGACTCCCCTCGGGAACGCCGTAGGGGCGGGACACTGGACCGCCCGCCGTCCGGTTTTGCTGAGTTCTGCCTAAGACGTTGTAGGGGTGGGACTCTGACCCGCCCGTCACCCCGTTGTGGGATGTTTTCCCACCCATCCCGTAGGGGAGGGGCTTGCCCCTCCCGCCGGTTTTTGGAAGGCTTTCATTTTACGCGGAGGGTTTCGCCCTGCGGAGGTGAACCGGCGGGCGGGTCAGGAGACCCGCCCCTACGGCGTTTCAGGCAAATCACAGCAGAACGAGACAACGGGAGGGGCAAGCCCCTCCCCTACCACATTTCAGGAAAATAATGAGAAAATTGAACGGCGGACAGCCCGGAAAAGGCCATCCGCCGTTTGTTCCTCCTATTGTCCCCCCCAGCAGGCGTCCTGCCGCAGAGGCAGAGCAAAAATCTGAGCGACCGCCGCCTCGTATGCAGGTGAGTCCGCCGCCTTGCGGATCTGCTTCAGCGGCTTCTCCGCCCCCTGGAACAGGCGGCCCAGATAGCTCCAAAGCTCCTTCATGTGAAATACCGTGTTGCGCTGGCTGGCGAAGATCTCCAGATAGGTGTGGTAGAGCTCATCGTGAAAGGCCCGCAGGGCCTCCCGTCCGGCTCCGGGCCCGCCTTTGGCCTTTTGGACCAGAGCGGGGTCCGCCAGAAGCCCCTGACCGATCATCACACGGTCCACCTGGGGAAAACGGCGGGCAAACCGGGCGCAGTCCTCCGCAGTCACCAGGCCGCCGTTGAAGCACAGCGGCCCATGGTAGGCATCCACCGCCTGCTCAAAATACTCCACCCGCACCGGGTGCCGGTAAAAGTCCTTCCGCACCCGGGGGTGGACGATGAGCAGGGAGACGGGATACCGCCCAAAAATCTCCAGCAGACGGGCGAACTCCTCCGGGTCCTCCAGGCCCAGCCTGGTTTTCAGCGACACCGCCACCGGGGAACCGGAAAAGATCCGGTCCAGCATCCGGTCCAGCGCCTCCGGCGCGCCCAGCAGGCCGGAGCCCTTCCCCTTGGCCACCACCGTCCCGGAGGGACAGCCCAAATTCAGGTTGACCTCGTCATAGCCCATGGCGGCCAGCTCCCCAGCGCACCAGAGAAAATCATCCGCGTTTTTCGTCAGAAGCTGAGGCACCGCGCGAAAGCCCTGGTTGTGCTCCGGCAGGACATTGCGCAGCTCCCGCTGGGTAAACACATGGTCCTGAGTGGGGGAGAGAAAGGGCATATAGTAGGCGTCCACCCCGGGGAACCA